CCGCCACTCCCGGAGATTGTAGTGGTTCATATAGTCCCGCCAGTATTTTCCGCCGGGATGCCCCGGATAACTTACGCCCTTTGTGTGAATATAAAAGCCGTAAAAGTTAGTTCCCCGGTCAACCACGTCCTTAAGGAACCTCAGGGTATGGAATTCGTATGCAGACAAATTGTCGGAATATACGGCAATATCCAGTTTGCGGTTTCTTTTGACGAATGATTGAAGCGTTCTCAGATTTTCTTCATTCCCGACCGCCCCTACATTTAAAACCCGCATCTCGTCATACAGGCCGCTATCTTTCATTATTTCAAGCTGCTCGGTAATTATTTCGAGCCAGTTGTTAATCATGCAAACGTGCATGAAGCCTACGATAAACATTCTCTCTGCT